ATCGCGGAGACAACAGCCGGAAACGACGCATTAGTGGAAGCCGCGACAGGTCTCCGCGATGGTTTTAGTGTCGGCGTTAAAGTCAACGCACACGATTTTGTCGATGGCGTCTTGGTCGTCGCAAAAGGTTCGCTTGATGAAGTCAGTTTGGTTTCTGATCCTGCGATCGATAGCGCTCGCGTAAGCCAAGTAGCTGCGAGCGAAACAGAGACCGATGAAGTCGAATCAACCGATGAGAATTCTGATCCTACAAATGAGGAAACAGAAAAAACAAATCCAACAACCGAAGGAGAACAAGTGTCAGACACTACCGTTCCAGAGAGCGCCGCTGCCGAAACGGTAGAAGCGTCTAAGCATGTACCAATGGCGTACACCGCGCCACGTTCACCTATTGTCGATAAGGTTTCTTATTTACAGTATTCACTTAAGGCGTCAGTTTTACACGATGAGGACGCTCGCCAATATGTCAAAGCTGCGGATAACACAACATCAACAGCACCGGGCATGGTTCCAACACCACAGAGCCGCACAGTTATCAACGCGTTAGCAAATGCTGATCGTGGCATGATCGACGCACTATCTCGCGAAGCTCTTAGCGCAACAGGTATGACATTTGAGCTTCCAAAAGTTACAGCTGTGCCAACCGTTTCAAACATTGCTGAAAATGCTGCGATTACAGAATCAAATTTAAGCGCAACTTACATTTCAGTTTCAGTAAACTCATTTAAGGGTCGCGCAATCTCAACAATCGAACTTATCGATCGTTCAGACCCAAGCTACCTAACAGCATTGCTCCAGAATCTTGAGTTCGCTTACGCAAAAGCTACAGATCAATTCGCTGTCGGAACTATTGCTGGAGCTGGTCAACAGACAGGCGTTAACGCTAATACAGCTGCGGGATTCCTTGCTTACACATCACAAGCCGCTGGCGCTGTTTATTCATCGTCACTTGGCTTCGCTCGTAACCTAGTAGTTAGCCCCGGACAATGGACTAATATCATGGGTTACAACGATAATGGCGCACCTCTTTACAATGCGGCGCAACCATCAAACGCGGCTGGAAATGTTCGTGGCGATTCACTTCGCGGCGTAGTTTCACCGGGTCTAAATCTATTCGTTTCACGTTCAATCGGAAACGCTGGTCCAACTACATCGACAGGCGATTTCTCAATGGTCGTCGTCAACCCAGACGCATGGACATGGTACGAAAGCCCACGTTTTGAGCTGCGTACTAATATCCAATCCGATGGAACCGTCGATATCCTGTATTACGGTTATGCCGCAATCGCTCCAAAGATTCCTTTCGGCGCTTGCTGGAACCAGACCTGAGATAACTAAATAATCATCGGTCGTTTCGCTCCCGAGGCGACCGAGCAGAATCGAGAGAGGATCGCTAATGCCAATTATCACCGCGGACGAACTTCGCGCCGTTTTAGGCGTTAGCGATTCTCTTTACCCTGACGCATATCTCGATCTTATGATCGCCAGCGCTGAGGGTGCGATCCTGCCGTTACTGACTGGCTATCAATCAGCCATTACAGGGATCGAAGTTAAAGATGGCATGGCGTTTTATACGACTCAGCGCATTAACTATTTCGTGCCGGGTCAAGCTGTAATAATTTCAGGCTGCGGAGCTGCGTTTGATCTAACCGTTACGGTCAATGATCACAAAATCGCGCCTTACATATTTACAAGCGCAACAGCTGCGCCAGATCAAATTTTTACGCCTAAAATTCCCGCTGGTTTAGCTGTATTGAACGGCTCAACAGCTGAGGATCTATATTCAGGCGTAGCGCCTGTAAAGTCGGCGCTATTGGTTGTATCCGTTGAAGTATTCCAATCAATCACAGCTCCGGGTAATACTTCGGCTCAGGTTGACTTTAATCCATCGCCGTTCGTATTGGGTCGCTCTTTACAAAATCGCGTAATTGGTTTATTAGCTCCATTTATTGACGTTGAGACTATGGGTCAATAAATGCCAACACCAACCAGTATTCAGGCTAACGTTCGTGCGCCACTAGCGACCGCTCTCGCTGGCGTAACGGCTTCGGTCTATGAATCAGTACCCGAGGCGGTTATTCCGCCCGCTGCGATCATCGTGCCGGGTACTCCGTATTTAGAAACGACTCTAATTAGCAGCTCGATCCAATTAAAAGTCAATTTTACAATCTCAGCCGCCGTCGCGTATAACAATAACGCGGGCGCTCTCGATAATCTCGAGAAGCTAGTCATACAGATTCTCGCGGCTATTCCGTCGGGATATATTGTCGGCGACGTATCGCGTCCGTCGATCGTTGCGTTAGGTTCGAGTAATTTACTTATTTCGGATATTGACGTTAGCACTTACTACAAACAGGAAAACTAGGAGACAAAATGCCAACAACAATCGTTACCGGACGCGACATAACTTTTACCATCGATGGTGATACTTATGACGCTCAAGCAACAGCCGCGACTCTTACCATCGAGTCCACAATCAACACTTACCAGACACTAGACGGTAAGGCTTATTACACAACAGATACACAGGGAACTTTCGACGTCGAAATGCTTGCCGACTGGACAGCTGGCGGATCATTATGCGCTTCACTATGGAACGCCGCTGATAGCGCACCTAATACGCCACTAGCCGTCGTATTTACAGCCGCAAGCGGATCAGTGTTCAATTTCAGCGTACAGCCAATATTCCCAAGCGCGGGCGGCACAGCACCAGATGCCCAGACTGTATCTCTCAGCTTTACATGCGTGACAACACCAACACTATAGAAAAGAAATCGGGAGCATGAAACTACAAATACATATCGAAACAACAGACGGCATGACAGTTACCACAACAGCGCAACCACCAGAGTTCGCAAAGTGGGAACAAAAGACCGGGTACACAATTCAACAGGCTCAGGAAAAGATCGGAATTTCCGACTTAATGTTTCTAGCGTGGAACGCTTTAAGACGTGAGGCAGCTGGTAAGCCAGTCAAACCTTACGAAATTTGGTGCGAGATGGTAGTCGATATTACGGTCGGAGAAACCGAAGCCCCAAAAGCTACAGCCGAGGAAGCCTAAGCTACTTAATCGTAGAACTGTCGATCGCGACAGGGATTCCGATGAGTGAGTGGGTTGACGCGGCGGACATATTGACAGCGCTTGAGATATTGGAGAAACGAAATGGCGGAAAGTAAGGAAGTCGTTCAATACGACAAAGCCGAACTTCGCGCTATTACTGGAGCGTTTAAGGCGATGGACGATGAAGCTGTTAATCAAGCCAAAGAGCAATCAAGCGCACTGGCTACCTATTTACAGAGCAAGATCAAATCGGCTGCTGGTTCGCTTAATTCCGCGTCGGTTGCTGGTCGAATTGCTGAGGGTTCAAAAGTAAGCAAGTCGTCTAAGATTGGCGAGATTTCATTTGGTTTCGCTGGACAAAAATTTAGCGGTGGCGCTACAACCAAAGATTTATGGGGCGGCTCAGAATTTGGATCAAATAAATTTAAGCAATTCCCAATTTGGTCGGGATCAACTGGGCGCGGATCGACTGGCTATTTTATTTATCCAACGCTTCGAGCTGAGCAAAGCTATCTAATTGCTGAGTGGGAAAAGGCTTTCACTTCAATAGTTAAGAGGTTTGACTAATGGCTGACGGATCAAGAACGCTCAAGCTCTCGATTCTGGCTGACGTCGATAATCTTAAAAAAGGATTAAATACAGCCGCCGATGAAACCGAATCGTTTGGTACAAAGTTAGGCAATTTTGGAAAAGTCGCCGGGGCTGCGTTTGCGGCAGCTGGCGTGGCTGCTGCTGCTTATGCTGGAAAACTATTGGTCGATGGCGTTAAGTCAGCGCTAGAGGACGAAGCAGCACAGGCAAAACTTGCGTTAACGCTAAAAAATGTAGCTGGCGCAACCGATCAAGTGATCGCAAATACTGAAATTTGGATATCAAATATGGGTCGCGCGTTTGGCGTTGCTGACGATCAATTACGCCCAGCTTACGAAAGATTGGCACGAGCTACTGGATCAGTCGAACAGGCACAAAAACTAGCTACGTTATCACTGGATATCGCGGCTGGCACTGGTAAGTCTTTAGAGGCAGTTTCAAACGCTTTAGGCAAAGCCTACGAGGGCAATACTGCGGCACTGGGTAAATTAGGAATTGGATTAGATAAAGCCGAATTAAAATCCATGACGCTGGACGAAGTTACGGCTAAATTGTCCGAGACATTTGGCGGTCAGGCTTCGGCACAAGCTGACACATTTCAAGGCAAATTGGCACGTTTGAGTCTTACATTTGACGAAGCTAAAGAGACAGCAGGAGCGTTCGTACTTAATGCTCTAACGCCGCTAGTCGATTTTATAGTCACTAAAGCAATTCCAGTACTTAGCGATTTAGGTTCACAAGTCGGAGAGAAGTTAAGTCCGGTGTTTGGAAGTATTAGCAATTTTGTTACGGAAACCGTAATTCCATCATTTATAGCTTTATACAATTACATTATAACTTATGTAATTCCAGTCATGAAAAATTATTTAACTCCAATTCTACAGGGGGTAAAATCTGTATTTGGTGCTATCAGTGACGCTGTATCGGAAAATACAGGATTTTTTAAGCTGCTAGGTGTGGGATTGACTGCTTTCCTAGTTATCGCTAAACCTGTTGCTGGATTTATCGGTACAACATTTAAGGCAGCGTTTAACGGTATCGCATTTATAATCGATGGCGTTTCACTAGCAATCCGAGTTTTGACTGGCACAATCAACGGAATCATCACAGGTCTAAATTTACTTATCTCAGGCTATAACATCGTTAACAATCTAAAGCCCGGATCAAAAGATTTACCACCAATTCCTAAACTGGCTAAAGGCGGCATGGTAAACGCAAATAGTCCATACATAGTTGGCGAAGTTGGTCCAGAGTTATTTGTGCCATCATCAGGCGGTCGAGTTATACCCAATAATCAATTAGGCGGCGGCGGAAATATTTACATAAACGTATCTGGCGCAATAGACCAGGAAGGCACAGCTCGCCGAATCGTTGACGTTCTAAATAACAGTTTTTATCGCGGCACTAATGGCGCAAATGCGTTGGCGTTCTAATGACAGTATTTAATCCAGTCTGGCGCGTAAAGATTCAAGGCGTCGAATATACGACTTACACGCTGGCAAATTTAAGCATTACCAGCGGTCGAACAAATATCTATCAGCAAGCGCAAGCGGGCTATTGTAATTTAGAGCTATTAAATTTAACTCAGGCGATTGTAAACATAAACATAAACGATTCAGTCACGATCGAGCTAAAGGATTCGACTAACGCTTACGTTCCAATATTCGGCGGAACTGTCGTCGATTTTGGCGTTGAGATTATTACAGCTGGCGCGGTCGGAATAAATCAAGTCCTAAAGGTAACCGCACTAGGAGCGCTAAGCCGTTTACCTAAAGCGCTGACCGACGGAACGCTGGTTCAAGATTTCGACGGCGATCAGATTTACCATATTCTCCAAGATTTACTTTTAAATAACTGGGGCGAAGTTCCGGCGGCTTTACAATGGATAAATTACGATCCCACGGAAACATGGGCTAATGCCCAGAACGTTGGTCTAGGCGAGATCGATCGCCCGGGCAATTATGAACTAGCTCAAAGATCAGCGGATCGGGTCGATGTTTATTCGCTGGTTTCAGCGCTCGCGACGTCTGGTCTAGGTTACATTTATGAGGACGGCAGCGGACTTATTAGCTATGCCGATTCTACTCATCGATCAATCTATTTAGCCACTAACGGCTACACAGACGTAACGGCTAATCATGCGCTATTTAACGGGCTTAAGATCGAAACGCGAGCGGGCGACGTGCGTAATGACGTTACTCTAAAATACAACACTAATTCCAATAACGAAGTAAGCGCTGAGGATATTAACTCAATCAATATTTACGGGCGTTTAGCTCAGGTGATTACTACGACGGTTAAACACACAGCCGACGCTCAAGATCAAGCCGATTTTTACCTAACGCTCCGAGCTGCGCCGCAAGCGAATTTTACGTCGATCACCTATCAGCTCACAAACCCAGAGCTAGACGACGCGGATCGCGATTCTCTCATCAACGTATTTATGGGCTTACCGCTACGAATCAGCGACTTACCGCCGAATATGGCAGCTGGAACATTTTTAGGATTCGTCGAGGGTTGGTCGTTTAAGGCTGCCTATAACGAAATTGCTATAACTCTTAATCTTTCGCCGATTAGTTATTCGCTCCAAGCTATGTCGTGGGAGCAAGTTCCAATCGGCGAATCATGGAATACTATAACCGGATCGCTAACGTGGGAAACCGCGTTGGTCGTGGCATAAGGAGAAAACATGACGAATCCAACAAGTAACTTCGGCTGGCAAATGCCAACGCCGACGGACTTAGTTACCGATTTACCAGCTGATTTTGAGGTATTTGGTCAGGCTGTCGATACATCGTTAGCCGATTTAAAAGGCGGCACAACTGGGCAAATTCTTTCTAAAAATTCGAATACAAACATGGATTTTATTTGGGTTACAAATGACGTCGGCGACATAACAGCCGTTAACGTAACCGCACCGATTACCGGTGGTGGTACTTCGGGCGATGTAACTATTGGCGTTAGTGCGGCATCAACAGCTGCGGCGGGCGTGGTACAGCTAAGCGATTCCACATCGACAACATCAAGCGTTCTAGCGTCAACACCGACAGCAACTAAATCAGCTTATGATCTAGCGAACGCAGCTATTCCTAAATCCTTAGTTACAACAGCGGGCGACATTATTTATCGTAACGCAACAGTTCCGGCACGTTTAGGAATTGGCACAGCTGGTCAAGTGTTAACAGTCAACACAGGCGCAACAGCTCCAGAGTGGAAAACTATCGCAGCTGGCGGAAAAGTCTTACAAGTAGTAAACGCTACTTATGGAACAGCCGCGCAAAGCGCGACGTCAACATTTGCCGATACTGGTTTAACAGTAACCATTACGCCAACGTCAGCAACTTCTAAAGTATTGGTTCAAGTTCAAATGAGCGGCTGCGGAAAATCTGGAAGTGCTGGTGCTGGATTAGGTTTGCGGCTGTTGCGCGGCGCAACAAGTATTATCGTATTTGAAGAATTAGCTGGTTATCAAGCCGCAAACGATAGCGATATAGGGGCTTGTGGTACTACTTTTCTTGACGCACCAGCGACAACTTCGGCAACAACTTACAAAGTTCAATTTAATAACTATGGAAATACAAGCGGTAACGCAAAAATAAACCGAGCTGGTGGCGGAACAACTAGCACAATTACAGTTTTAGAAATAGGTGCGTAATGGCAACAGGTGGCGATGTAATGACAATGCTATGCGATGGCGTTGAATATGTAATATACGGCGATGATTACGATTCTATAAACTGGTTCGATAAACAACCGGCAATTACCAAAGCGGAATTTGAGGCTGGATTCGCAAAATATGACGATTGGAAAGCCGGACAAGATAGTAAAGTCCAAGCCGATAAAGCTGCGCTCTTAAGTAAACTCGGTATCACAGCCGAGGAAGCCGTTTTATTACTGTCATGACTTTAACAAGTTATAACGGGTGGACGGCTTCAAAGGATCAAACCGAAATCGGAATTAAGTCCTACGCAATCCCGGGGACTCAATTAAAGATTCGTTGCGCCGAAGCTGTCGCACCTTTAATCGTGGGATTCTGTAAAGAGTTTAACGAGCTAATCGAGCCGCTAGATGGCGGTCAACTCGACGACTGGGGTTATGCGTTTCGCATGGTTCGCGGTTCAACCGATCGTTTAAGCAATCATTCAAGTGGAACAGCTATCGATCTTAATGCGACTAAACACCCGCTTGGAAAGATTGGCACGTTCCCAGTCGAAAAGGTTCCAATGATCCGGGCGCTGGCTAAGAAGTACGGATTATTCTGGGGCGGCGATTACAAGAATCGACCCGATGAACAGCATTTTGAAATCAACGTAAGTCCAAAAAGAGTCTCAGAGCTAATAAAAGCGCTGGGGTTAGGAGAAAAGTAATGAAAGAGCTAAAGGCTATGGCTGCTAGTTATGGACGATCAGCGCTCGCAGGAGCGTTAGCCGTTTTCATGACAGGTGAAACCGATCCCAAGAAATTGGCGTATGGGTTTCTCGCTGGCGTCGTTCCGCTTCTAATGCGTTACCTGAATCCTAAAGACGTTACGTTCGGAGCTAAGGCTAAGTGAACGCTAACGATTGGGCTGCTATGGGCGTGGCTTTGGTCACGCTCTTAGTGGCATTTACAGGGGTTATTAGACATCTAGTTAAATACTATTTAAGCGAGCTAAAGCCTAATTCGGGGGCAAGCGTTAAAGACCAAATTTCAAGATTAGAAGCTCGGGTCGATGAAATATACAGCTTGCTATTAAGCAATTCGACACGCCGCTAATTAGGCGTAAGGCTTGAAATTGTCAGACATTTAGTTCACCCTATAACTAGGGAGCGAATAAGTCGCACCCGGAATCGGGAGCTAAAATGTTTACAGTATTGGAATTAGCGGGAGCTGTTATTCTCGCAAGTATTGGCTGGTTTTTAGTCGGCTGGTCAATCGGTTTCAAAGAAGGCGTTAAAGATGGATTTAACCGAGGTCGAGCAGCTGGGCTTCGCTGGGCAACAGATCGCGTTAGAAACTCATAATGGCAATTCCATTAGAGGGCTACGAATCCGTAGCTGAACGCATAGAAAAATACTGGGCTAAATACCCAAACGGGCGGATCGACGTCAAGATCATATTTCAGGACGGAACTCGTTACATAATCCAGACGGACATTTACAAGGAAATAAGCGATCCGCTTCCATTTGCGACAGACTTTGCCGAGGAGATCAGATCATCAGCTAATCGCTTTCCGCTAGAAAATGGATCGACCTCAGCAATAGGTAGAGCTTTACATACTGGCGGATTGTCTAAGTTTAGCGAGAATCATAATCGACCATCGCTAGAGGAAATGAAGCGAGTGGAGCGACCAGTTACCACAGCGCCTAAGCAAGAGCTACCTAATGGATCATATGACCCATGGGATATGACTCAAGCGGTCGCTGAGATTGGCGAGCTACTTACCGGGCGATTGTGTTCTCATGGCGTAATGATTCGCAAAGAGGGCGTTAGCAAAGCTGGGAAAAATTACAAGGGCTGGGTATGTCCAGACAATAACCGGGCGTGTGCGGTATGGGAATAACAAAGATAACGCTAACGACAGATGAGGAAATCCAAGCAGCTGCGGCGGCTTTCTTATGCGAGTCCAAAGGCGTAGAAAATTACTATTTCCATGACCAAACAGCTAGAGGCAATATCCACGAGTCAATTCGGCGTACAGCTGAGGCGCTGGGTGCTGAGATTGCTGCCGCTAAATGGTTTGGGATTAAGGACTTCAAGCTCGAACTAGACAAATACAAAATTCGAGCCGACATTGGAAACCGAATCGAAATTAAGCATACGAAATGGCTAGATGGACACTTAATCTTACGAGAGCGCGATCGAGTCGAGGACTTAGCTGTATTGGTCGTAGGCGAATCACCGACCTATTACGTCAAGGGCTGGATTCCAATACGATCAGCTAAGACAACTCGTTTCAAGCATGACAAGGACAATTCGTGGTGGGTAAGCCAGCACAATCTCAATTCTATGGAGAATTTAAAGGAGTCTAACTATGGAGAAATTGAAATTTGATTGTCGTCGCTGTAAGCGCGAAACGTTACAAGTCGAACGCATAGTAACCGACTTACTTCCGCCGGGCGTTAAGACGCTTGAGTGTACGGTTTGCGGCGTAATGGGCGTATGCCTAGTGGGTAGCGATAATGCCTAGTTACCTGTATCGCTGCGATCAATGCGGCGGCGAACTCGAGATGAATCACCCAATTAGCACGCATGGAGATACGTCGCCTTTATGCTGTAGTTACCCAATGATTCGCGTATTCAGCGCACCCAGTATCGTCTTTAAGGGTACTGGCTGGGGCGGCTCTAAATGACTAGCGAATACCGAGCCAGCTCCTCAACTCATCTATCGACATGCTGTAATGAAATACAATTTACCTATAGCTGCTATACATGTGACGAGAAAATTGATTGCCAATTATGTAATCCCGATAGTCATAAATGCCATGAATAGTTATCCACAGTTAAAGAAAGTTATCCACAAATTGTGGGAATCGCCCAAGATCACGCTTATGATTGACAGGTATTTGACAGCGCCGATACGATCAACTCGCTGGACGCGAACCGGGCGACCGGGTAGTTCGCGGCGAGCACTACTAACGGGCGCACTATGTATTGCGTTCGCATTACCGAATCCCACTTATGCTGATAGCCAAGCTAGTAAAGATAGGTTTAAATTATATTTACATAGTCGAGTAGTTAAAGATAGCCAATACCAATGCGCTTATAAGCTATATATGGCAGAATCTAAATTTGATAGTGGCGCGGTTAACGGTAGCCATTATGGAATACCACAGCTGCGCAATAAGAAGCTAAAGCATTTAGACGGTTACACCCAGATTGATTGGGGTATCCGGTATATAGCTCATAGATATAATGGCGACTATTGCTTAGCATATAAACACTTCAAGGACAAGGGGTGGCACTAATGGCTAGTGCTGTTGATAATGGTACGTCTCATAGGTGGAAAAAGATTCGTGAAAGAATACTTAGACGTGATTCTTATTGCTGTCAACAATGCGGACAAGATAACGGAAAGTTACATGTTGACCATATAATTCCAAGACGTCTCGGGGGTGGCGATTCTGACAGCAATTTACAGACTTTATGCCAAAAGTGTAATTTGAGCAAAGGTGGGCGGTTTTTTGGTACAGGTAATACACCCCCGACTCTCCATGATCTAAATATCCCCAATAATGTCAGCGTAAGTCATGATTAAGGGCGATCAGGTCATAATCGGTCAACCGCCGATCGATCTCGGCTCAGATCGGCTGCTATCGGTTTTGCCGCCGTCAACAGCTGACACTTATGGCAATCCGACACCTAGAATCCACACGCCGCTTAATGATTTACCGTCTAGGGGCTTTGATCTTATAGATTTGGCTGCTGATTTACTCCCAGATGGGCTTATGCCATGGCAAAAGTTCGCGCTGGAGCACACGCACAAATACAAAACCGATGGGAGATGGGCTACACCGACTAATTGCGTCGTCGTTGCACGTCAAAATGGCAAAAGTTTTTTACAGCAAATCAGGATTTTAGGCGGGTTATTTTTATGGGATGAACCGCTTCAAATTGGATCAGCTCATAGATTGGCTACGTCGCTGGAGCAATTTAGGCAACTGGTTAACCTGATCGAGAGCTCGGAAATGCTATCTAAGCGCGTACAGCGTATTCGCTGGTCTCATGGTTCAGAGGAAATGGAAGTCAAAGGTACGACCGGGCAAATCAACCGATTTATTGTAAAGGCTGGCGGTTCAGCTGCTCGAGGCGTTTCTGCGCCATCGGCAATTCACTTAGACGAGCTTCGAGAGATGAAAGATTTAGAATCCTACGCGTCGCTCAGATATACTTTAATGGCTGCTAAGAATCCTATGATTATGAGCTACACAAACGCTGGCGATTCTCATTCGGTCGTATTAAATGCGTTTCGAGAGCGTGGACTAGCTGCGGCTGCCGGAGCGGACGACGACATCGGCTATTTTGAGTGGAGCGCACCGACCGACGATATTCAGCTCGAATCTAATTGGCTTGCTGCTAATCCAGCGATTGGACACACAATAAATATTCAGAATATTCAAGCGGTTTTAAATGATCCGCCCGAAGTCGTACAAACCGAAGTCTTATGCCGCTGGGTACAGACAATCTCCAGCATTATCGGAGCTAATGAGTGGAATAATTGCCACGATGAAAACGTCGATCTTGATCCTGAGAAGCTGACATGGCTGGCACTTGATATTTCACCGGATCGCAAATTTTGCGCGTTAGTCGGAGCTCAGAAATTGGGCGACGAACGCTTTGTCGTAAAGTTGCTCCATACATGGGAGAATTCTGTACAGCTCGACGATCGACAAATCGCAAATGAAGCGGCTAAATATTGTCGGAAGTACCCGCTAGAATATTTGCTATATAGCCGCCGAACTTCGGGCGCGGTAGCCGCCAGATTCCAGCCCGCCGGTATTCCGATCTTTGACATGGACTCGGTTTATCCTCAGAGCTGCGACGAGCTGCTGGGTGCGATCAATTCGGGTCGGCTTCGCCATCGAGGGCAAAACGATTTAACTAAACAGATTCTTTCGGCTGTCCAATTAAAGCGCGGCGATGGTGGCTGGGTTATTGGACGTCGAGCTTCGCAAGCTGCGGTCTGCGCCGCGGTAGCGACGGCGCTAGTTACACACTTTGCGACACGCCCAGAGATGGACTTCGATATAATGACAGGTTAGTGATATACGCCTGACACAATTCGCTCATGGGTATTCGTGATTTATTTGCGTCTAGGGTTGAAGCTGTAGCGCCGTCTCAAAATTCCGATATTGAGGCTTCAGTTTCTCCAGTTTTTGCGCTTGATTCGATCTATACCTTTAACGGTGGCGCTACTCAGGCTACGCGCGAGGAAGCGATGAGTGTTCCTACGATCGCACGTGGTCGCGGGATCATCTGTTCGTCTATCGCTTCGATCGGATTACAGCTCCGGGATAATACGACAGGGCTCGAAGTGCCAGCGCCCCGCGTAATACGTGATCCCGATCCGCGCGTACCGGGTAGCGCAACTTATGTCTGGACAGCTGAGGATTTACTATTTTACGGTTATGCCTATTGGCAAATTACCGAATTATTTGCCGACACTATGCGAATTCGTTCCGTTCAGCGAATTGTGCCAACACGTGTCGGCGTATTTTTAAATAATAACGGCACAGAAGTTATGTATTACACGATTGACGGAAAACAAATTCCTGATTCTGGCGTTGGATCGTTAGTCGTATTTTATGGAAACGATGAAGGATTATTAAATCGCGCCGGTCGCACAATTCGCACAGGTGCGGAACTAGAGCGCGCGGCCGCTAACTATGCTCGCGAACCTGTACCGTCGATGGTATTAAAATCAAACGGCACAGCTTTACCAGCTGATCGAATTGCGAAATTGTTAGAGTCATGGGGCGTCGCTCGACGTAATCGTTCGACTGCGTTTTTAAATGCTGACGTTGAATTACAAACAGTCGGCTTCGACCCTGAGAAATTACAGCTCGCGGCAGCCCGTTCCTACATAGCAACTGAATTGGCAAGGGCGATTGGTATTCCGGCATTTTACGTTGACGCCGAAACTGGATCGAGCATGACTTACTCAAACGCAAACGTTACTCGCAAAACTTTGCTTGATTTCTCGTTGATTCCGTTGATGACTTCGATTTCCACGCGTTTATCAATGCCAGATTTCGTTCCGTCAACGCAATCAGTTCATTTCCGTTTAGAGGATTACTTACGCGGAAGCGAAGCCGAACGAGTAGCAATTTACAAAACATTATTTGAAATCGGCGCAATCAGCGTCGAGGAAATCCGACAAGCTGAGGACATGATCAAATGAAACTAAACATGCCGTTAACAATTACGTCAGCCGATAGTGAATCTCGCACTATTACCGGACGCGTCGTAACATGGAACGAAACTGGATCAACGTCAGCTGGACTAACGACGTTTAAACCAGAATCTATTGCCACAAAAAACGTTAAATTATTACTAGAACACGATCGCACACGACCAATCGGAAAGGTTTTATCAATGACCGCAACCGAACAGGGAATCGACGCGACATTTAAGATCGCGGAGACAACAGCCGGAAACGACGCATTAGTGGAAGCCGCGACAGGTCTCCGCGATGGTTTTAGTGTCGGCGTTAAAGTCAACGCACACGATTTTGTCGATGGCGTCTTGGTCGTCGCAAAAG